ACCAGAGCGGTGGACGGTGCGGTACTGATGCCAGATGTAACACCGTTAGCAACAACAGTGACGTTGGCGACACCCGCACTGGCACCGAATACCGGCGTTGCCCCGTTGTAGACGATATAGGAGATTGCCATTGGTCACACTTTCAGAGAGGTGCGAGGGTTGCGAGTGTTATGAGTGTCGTTCGAGGTAGTCCGCGGCGGCGCGGAGTGCAGCGGGGTTTTCGTGGAAGTTACCTATGCCGTGGTTACATCCATAACAGAGAATACCCCGTACCACACTGGTGTCGTGATCGTGGTCGACGTGAGGACCGTCCTCGCCCCATTCATCCGTGCCACAAATATCACAGCACTTCTGATCGCGCAAAATGACATAGAGGTCCACTGGCGACATCTTGTATTTGGTCGCCTTTTCTTTGATGCGGCGACATTCTGGCGAGCAGTACACGCTACCGAGTATTGCCAGTGGTGGCAACGGACCTAGACATACCAGACATATCCTGTTCATCGCCTCGTTGCGTGCAAGTCGCTTCCGCAACTCGTGAGCATGGCGATTACAACGATCCGTGCAGTACTTGGCACTGCCTCGTCGTTCTGGAGGGATCGCATCGCCACAATGCGCACATTGACGAGGTGGACGCGTAGATGCCAGCAACGGGCGTGCTTGTGCCCTGCGCTGGTATCTCGCATTTTCTTTGCACTGATCCGAGCAGAATATGGCACGAATGTCTCTACCACTGAACACAATGCCGTCATATGGGCACGTTCTTACAAGGGCATCTTTGATGGCCTGACTTCGTTCGGCGCTACGTTTTGAGTTGTAGCAAACCGCACATAGTCCCTTTGCGATCTGTGGTCGTTCACACCCTGGTTTTTCGCAGACTCGTACACCCATAACGTCAGTATAGCGGATCTAACAAGTAAATGTAGCAATGCCGCTGGCATTCCAACTTATCGAGACTCTGTGTGTTACCAAGCCCTCGCGGGGGCTGGGCCAGATCATTTCTGTCTGGCTCTTCATGTCTCCATGAAGGACGGACTATATCTTCATCCCATTAGGATGCTCAGTACTTAGTCTCTGAACGCTCCTCGTAGCTTTCGCTTTAGAGGCGCCGCTGCTGATTTTCCATATCGTTCGCTTTTCGGACTGTCGCGCTTGTCGTTTCCAACTACGCTGTAGTGCGAACGCCTAACTGGACGTTCCAGCAATTCTCTGAGTTATTGCCTGCCTATTACTAGGCAGCGACCCCCTGGATTGAGGTCCCGGCTACAATCGACTGATCTCCGCCGAAGTAGTTATAGCACAGTTGGACGCTCGCGGCCGACCCACTGTATTCGTACACGCTGCACCCGTAGACGTTCGCCCATGTGACGGTTGTCCACGACGGCGTACCTGACGACGTGTACTTGACGACGTTGGACGCCTGCGTGCATGTTTGCGCGCCAATAGACGCACCACCAGTTGTGTAGTTTCCAGAAGCGGCCACTTCATATGTCGCAGCCACCCACTGACTACCGGCACCGTTGTACGATGCCGTTGCCGCGGTGGTGACGGTATTGCTAGGTGTCTGGCTAGATGCACCAGTCCACAGCGGGACGTACAACGCGTCGGTACTCAGGTTGATTGTCTTGGCGGTGGCTAACTGTAGCATCGTGTATGCAAAAACGGCTGAGGAACCCCAGGCCATAGTTATTCCTTTCTATCATTGAACGGTGAGGCGAGCCGTTGGTGCAAGTACGGCAAGATCGTTAGACCCGTCACCGTGGTCTGTACTGATTGATGCGAAACGGCCAATGGTGGGATCATGCGCATAGTCTTCACGCTCAATCAGACGATGCCGACCGTCAGGCTTGTCATCTGGGTTTTGTATTTCCACAAGGGGGAGGTTCACGTTGTCGAGTGCCGGACACGGATGGAACTGGGTGTAAATGTCACTACGTTCAATGCGAACAGTCAGGTCACAACTGGGACATCTCCAATAACGTACTACGGGGGTCAACAAGACTGCCATCGTGCTCCTTTTATTGCCACAGATGTTGGCGACTTGCAAATAACTGACTACCTTGTGACATCGTGGAGTCGCCCAGTGCGTACGTCGCGTCCATCGGTGCCTTGCCGGGGATATAATGCAGGTGTTCTACGATGGACTCAGTGGCATACGCAAAGCGATCACGGAACTGTGCGACACGCATGAACTCGGTGTCGCAGAAACAGTGCTGGTACCCCTCGTGTAGCACGACGCCAGGAATGCCATCGCCAGTGCCGCCCACGGAGTTGATGTACTCACGACTCACCAGGTAGTGCACGGGCTCGGAGCCGAGCAGACCGTTGATGCCGACAACGCCGTTGATATCCTGCATGAGTTCCATCGCAGCGAAAAGCCAACCAGCGCGGAACACCAGGTCGTCGGCTGCGAGCATCACGTACGGTTCGTCCGTGGAACGAAATGCCAAGTTGATCCTGGCCGGATACGTGCCACCCTCGTCCTCGATGAGCGTGACGGGTAGCTCGCGTGCGGCGTCGGCGCACTCACCAGTAGCAACGACCACGACGCGATAGTCCGCCGTTGTTGCTGCGATGCTGTCAACGACTGGCCTAATCCGGTGCGGACGCATCAGCGGAATAAGGATCGCCACCTGGGCCATACTTGACTCCAGTCCCACGCTAGGTCTAGACTACGGAGAAAGCCACTACTTTCAGAAGGAGTGCCGTGGGCATCTTCGACGGAGTAACGACCATCGCCGAGGTTGACAGGATTTATAAGGATGCGTTCATGAAGCGACACTGCGACACGGATGACGACGCGTACTGGGAGCTGTCGACCGAACACCGATTGGCACTGGGACGCGTGACGCTAGAGGCGGTCAAGGCTGAGGGACCACACAGGTACACGATGAGCGACGTGAACGTGACGCCGCACGAGTTACGCGCGTGGGCGTACGCGAGCGGAATCGCGGTAGGTCGCAAGGGACGTGTCGCACCTGACGTGATCAAGGCGTACGTGGAGGATCATGCTCCTGCTAGTGCTGCGTTCCAGTAGTATTCGAAGATGCCCTGTAGTGCTGGCTCTGCGCGTTTCACTCCTGGACGTAGGTATGGGTAAGGCGGATCGCCCTTCGTCATCACACCCTTGTCATTCAGGTGCGGTGTGAAATTACGACCCAGCGCGTCTTGACCCGTGAAACCAAGTTCAATGCGGCGACCGTAAATCATGGTAGGCGCAACGCGTGTGCGCCAGATGCCGCGTCCGAACGACATAGGTGGTTCCAGTATGTGGATAGAACCCTTCAGTTTTTCACTGACGCTCTGCGGTCTATTGCCACCAGCCGTACGCGATGTACCTGGTGGATGCTGTCCATTAAACCCCAATACCGCAGCCTTGACAATGACAGCAGCACCCGCTGATGACGCCTGACGTGTTGCCGCATCGAGACGAAGAATCATCGCGTCAAGACTGGCGTTAAAACCAGCGGTGTCAACTTTCCATGGCATCGCTAGACCCAATCTCCCGTAGGTGCCAGTGCTTCACGACTGGTATCAACGCCAGGTGTAGCAGTGCTTGGAATTGGCACGCAGCGGCAACGGGGATGCATCGGCGGTCGTTGTTGGTCGTCATCAGAATCAGGCGACACGTCAAATGACTGTCCGTCTAAATCGTCGCAATCGTCACACGTACGATCATCGTCTTCGGCCAGCCATTCCCACTCAGCAATGTCATTATCCGCGTAGGTATCGATGCTGGCGTCCGCCATGATACGGCTGCATTCTGTATTCGCGATCATTTCCGCACGGTCATCGCTGCCAACAACGTCAGCAATATTGTCGGCAATAGTATCGACTGGTGAACCAACCTCAAGTCCATCGGCAAGCGCAGTAGCGATACGATCCATGCTGTTATCGCTCATGCCCTGAATGGTGATGTTCAAGTCACCGAGCATGTCCTGCCAGTTGCCAAGCTTGGCAAGGTCGGCAGCCTCGGCCCAACCCGGTTGCCACGAACTCCAGTCCAATCCAGCAGTCAGACCCTCAAGATCGCTACCAAGTGTCGCACCTGTGCCGATTTGCATTGCGGCACTGTGTGCGCCCGCAACAGTAGCATCGCCAGCCATCTGTTCAAGAATGCGCTGAATAGCAGTCGAGTTGACCTTGACATCTTGCGTGACCGCGGCGGTCGCTGCGGCCTTGGCGGGAGTTATGTCACCGGCAGCCTTCTGCGTACTCACCTTCGCGGCCAGATACTTACGCTTCGCAGATGCGATGGCTTGGTCGACGCCAGTGATGGAATCTTTCAATGCTGCGGCAAGTTTGGGCGCGTAGAACGCGATGATGGCGTCCGCGTACTTGTGATGCGGCTGGGATGCCCAGTTACGGGTAGTTTGCCCAGTCGCCTGGGCTGGTGCTTTTGGGCCTGCTTTGACCGCCTTTGCCGCTCCGAGCATCGCCCAATCCGCGCTCTGTACCTCCACCCTGACCGCACTATTCCCAACGATGTCGCTAGGTTCCCACCACGCAGCGGCGGCGATCTCGCTCTCGTCGCGGTCAACGTCGGTGAGGTCTATGTCGGACTCGTGATCGATGGTATAGACGAACGCTTGGTACGTTCCGTCAGGTGTCAGCCATGAACCAACGACATCACCTTTCGGGAGGTCTACGCCAACCTCGTCCTCCCACTCGCGCTGTGCACCGGTGAACGCATCCTCGCCCTTGTGCAATCCACCACCCGGCCACTCCCACGTGCCAGGTGCGAGTTTGTCGTCACCGACGCGTTGCACCATCAGGACGCGACCGGAGTCGCTAGCGCGGCAGACGATACCGGCAGCGTCAGGTTGCGCGCTGACTACAGCCTTGATCGCTTCAAGATCACCTGCGCGTCCGAGTGCGTTCAGATGTCCGGCGCGTACTGGCGGAACTGCGGAGAATGCAAAGTCTCGCCAAGCTCCTTTAGCGACGCGTGCCTTGGCGAACTTGACAAATGCTCTAAGTTCCTTCTCCGCGTCCGTGTCGGATTCGCTCTTGGCGTCGCTGGCAGAGTTGCCCTTGCTTGGACTTGATCCTGTAAGTTCAGTACCTCCGTCAGAGTCCGTTGAAGTCTTTCCAGTTCCGCTATCGCTTGACTCGCGTCCAGTGTCAGCGTTACTTGCAGCGGCGGGAGTTGTGCCATCGGTGCCTCCATTGTTTGCGGCAGGTGGAACGGGTGAACCGTCGGGTGCGGTCGGTAGCGGCTTACCGTCAGGACCGACGAAAACTTGCTTTGGCGGCTCAGGTGGGTTGAGCGTCGATTCCGTGTTGGCGTCTTGAACGGCTAGCGTGCCCTTCAAGAATACCGGACCCTGTGCGCCGGCGATGAACGGTTCGTCCGCTTCGGGCATCGCATATAGCGGCAGGCCGTTCTTGGCTCGCCAGTCATTCAGCGTCAAGCGACCGTTGTTGACGGTCTGCGTATCAGCGTTGGCTTGCTGCACGATGTCCTGCTCGGAACCACCAGGGTCTTGACACGTGGCGGTGATCTCACGACCAATGCCGAGGTAGCGACGCGCTAGGTCATTCAGGATATCAATGTAGAAGTTGATCATTGACGTAAACACAAAGTGTTCAGTCTGGTCCTCTTCGCCCTCCATTTGCTTGCCACCAGATAAGCCGGCTTTGGCTTGCACGCCTACCTGTGACGCGGGCACTCCGAACTTAGCCGCCATCTGAATGATGAGAAAATTGTCATAGTCCGACTTGTAGTGCTGTTCTAGCTGCGGTGGCCACATAGGTTCTAGGCCAGGGGGCAACAGGAATGCTTGCTGGCGACGCTGAATCTGTCCACTTAGGCGGTCGTTCATCGCCTGCTCGTAACCGAACTGCTGCTCTGGTGTCCAACCAGTCGGGTTGTCCTTGTCCATCTTGTAGTATGTCCTGGGCGTCACACCATAGGTATACTCGGCGCGCATCCACGCTTGACGCTGTAGATACGTCGTCGCCACCGTCATGACTTCTTCGGTTGGAGGATAGCCATAGACAGATTCGGGGCGCGGACGACGAATGTAATACGCTAACTGATCAGACTGATACTCACCGTCAACGGCGCCATCAGCGGCCTGAAACTCACCGCGTGGGAAACCGTACAGGATCTGCTGATATGCCGGCGCTGGCGGATTAGGCGGAAACCCCTGATTGTCGAGAAGGATTTTTATGGTGCTGGTGTCGATCGGTGACAACGCATAGAGATCGCCGCCCAACGTGTACTGCGGATATATGACGACGCCATCGTACACCAGCGACTGCCATACCATTTCACTAAGCCACTGTGAAAACGAGTGATTGCCACGCGGATCTGGACGCTCAAAGAACTCTTTAACGCGATCCAACTCCGTACCATATTTGGTCTGAGCAAGATCCATCGCACGTGCGTGGTTGGACTCGCCGTCCTCGGTCATAATCTGCTGAATAATGGAGTCGCTAAAACCCCACGACCATTCGCGGCCACACAGTCCGTCCTGTACCAATTGTATGCAGTTGTGTGTTACACCCGCAGTGGTGACAAACGAATGATCCTCGTCAACCTCTAGGTTGTAAACAAGACCGTCATAGTCAATAGGCTTGACGGAGCGCACTGGTGCAACTAGTTGTTCGTCGTCCTCGATGTTCATCTGACCCGTTTTGCGCGGGTCGTCTGACCACGACGCAACCCAATGACTATCGCCAGATGTAACTTCTTGCCCACGAATTATGGTCGTGCGACTACCCCCGCCACTATAAACAGTAGCGTTGTGTCCTAGAGCTATAGCAATCAAGCGCATCTGCCACGCAAGAGTGCATGACGCCGACCACACAGTCCAACGAGCAGCATGATTAGGCCCGTGGTCTATGAGCGAACCGTCGCCATTGGACCAACCGTCAAGTAATCCGGTCATAAACGACCGACCGCCTTGCCACACCCAATCTGGCAGACTCTTGGTCCTTGCAGTACCGCATGACAGCATACGCGCTAGTGTGGCACCACAAACTACAGCCTGAATACTGTGAGTATTACGATTCGGTCGGATGCGACCAGAAAATCCGAAGATGCGCTCAATGTCGCACAGTAAACGATATGCAATGGATGTTTCAGTCTCGCTTAGTGTGAAGACAATCCCAGTAGGTCCGATAGGCGAGCGAGAAGCAGCACAACCCTCTGCCATGTACCAACCGACCATATGTCCAAAGTCGTAGTCCATGGTCACTGCTGACGGACATGCGTCAACCCAGGACGAATTGCGCCCGCGTGGAATGTTGAGTGAGGCGATGTCTAGTGTGGGATCATCATCCGACAAGTCCAACACGGGCAAACATAGACCATCGAACTTGCCGCGCTTCTTGCTCTGCAAATCCTCAACAGTTTTCCACGCAAACGACTGAAAAACCTGTGCATTCGTGCGCGTAGGCTTGTATTCAGCCACATAGACCGGATGGTTGCCAGTAGCCCTGAGCGGTGCCAGCCCTGTAGACGTGACCTCATAGCATTGCTGGTATGCCGGATTCGCCATTACTTCTGTGACGGAGCGCCAGCGCCCACGATGCGTCAGGACAAGATCGCCAACGACCACGTTTTCAATCGGCAACAAGCCTCGCCGCGTTAGAACCTCAGTGCCAGGTAACAAGCACCGATTGACCACATCACACTCTGTGGCGATCCATTTCAGCGCGGTCCATGGTATAGCACGATCCAAGAGCTGCAAGTTGGCAGCGACGAGATACTGGGCACGACGCGGCATAACGCGTCCGCCAGGACCAAGCGCGTCTAGCGCATCAGGGAAGAGTGGTACGCCTGGACCAAAGCCAGAGTTGAAGTCCTCGACGGGACGCGGCAGTGGCACATATCCTGCCACACTCATACCCGTTTGTGCAAACGGCGAGGACGGATTGCGAATGTAGGTGGCACCGCTCACGACACCGCCCTGCGAGTTGGCACCGGCCGCAATGATGTCGCGACTCATTGCCTTCTCTACGCCAGCCTCAACGGCAGCGGATATCTCTGCTTGTCTACGCGCGGTACGGCGCGACAGGATGGGGAGTGCCAAAGTTTGTCCCCTCCTTAGGGGTGCAAGTGAAAGCTCTTAAACCTCTTGCAGCAAAAAGGGAGCCCACTCGGATTGAACTGCATACAACAGTAAACGAGCGTGCGCGCCGCGTGGGCGCGTAGGACGATGCAACAATGGCATCTTCGCTTGCTCGGGAGTCTTGTTGCTTTTGTGGTGATTACATCGACGGCAAGACGCGACAACATTCTCCCACGTATGGGAGCCGCCCTGCGCACGAGGTGTCACATGATCCATGGTGTCAGCGGGATCGCCACAGTAAGCACAGATGCCACCGTCGCGCGCTACAACGGTTCGTGTCGTGAGGGGAATGCTACGACCGCGGGGTACGTTGACAAACCGCCTAAGTCGCACGACGCTGGGCAAGTTGAAGTTCACATATTGGGAGTGCACGACGGTATCGCTGGCAAGTACCGTGTCTGCCGTTTCGTCCAGCACGAGCAATAGCGCACGGTATGCAGAGCAAACGTGTAGCGGCTGATTATCGGCGTTCAGGAGTAACGAACGTCTACCAGGTGGCATCCCCGACCTCTTTTCGTAGGGGCAGTGCGACTCGAACGCACATACAGATCGTTTTGAGCGATCTAGGTAAATCCAGTTCCCGTCATGCCCCCATTGTGACAACATAGTCCAGAGCCTAATGAGGGAGTCGAACCCTCGTCCGCGGTTTACGAAACCGCCACTCTCCCACTGAGCTAATCAGGCGGGTGTGCCAGCATTACCTGGCACGTGCGGTCCACGGGCATCGAACCCGTACGTTCGTGCGGTTTAAGCGCACGCTCTCTGCCGATTGGAGTACGACCGCCTAGCACCCCACCGCGGAGTCAAACCGCGAAAGCCAAGGGTAGAAACCTTAGTTGTGCTTCGTCACGTGGGGCTTGGTGACAGGGGTGATGACTCGAACATCACACTGGATCGCTCCACAAGGTTATGAGCCTTGTCAGCCCTCCGCGGCTTGTCCCTGCGTGGCGATTGGTGGTATCGAACCACCCACACGATCCTTATGGGAGATCGTTGCTGAAACCCTGAGCAATCGCCGGGGTGATAGCGGGGAGTCGAACCCCGTCTTTGTGGGCCACATCCACACGTGACTACCGCTACACCACTACCACAGTCGGTGTGAGAGGTGTTGCTCCCCCGTCTTCTGGGTGTAAACCAGATGCTCTCCTGTTGAGCTACACACCGTTAGTGCTGGCGATGGGAATCGAACCCACGTTGGACCTGATTAAAAGTCAGGCGCAAGGCCATCGTTTGCTACACCAGCAAAGTCCTCGTTCTGAGAATCGAACTCAGTTTCTCGATCTTATCAGGATCGCGGCTTCAACCGTCTGCCCCAACGAGGATTGGTGGCTGCGGTCGGAATCGAACCGACCTGTCGAGTTCTTCGGACTCGCGCTAATCCGTCTCAGCTACACAGCCGTAGTGCGGGCCGCGGGACTCGAACCCGCATGGACCGTATTACCCTTTCAACATTTCATAAGAATGAGGGGATACGCCCGCTACCGAGCCAGTGACAGGAATCGGACCCGCGTCGTCTGAGTACAAAACAGACATTCTCCCATTGAACTACACTGGCGTGGCTTGGGGAACAGGGGTCGAACCTGTGTTAAGAGCTTCAAAGACTCTTGTCCTGCCATTAGACGATCCCCAAATGGAGTCGGTGACGGGAGCCGAACCCGCGTACCTAGTTTGGAAGACTAGTGCACTTCCGTTGTGCTACACCGACCTGGAGCGGTAAACGGGGTTCGAACCCGCGATCTTCGACTTGGCAAGCCGACGCTCTTCCTGCTGAGCTATTACCGCATGGAGGCACGGGGGATAATCGAAATCCCAAGGTCTCTTTTGCAGAGAGACCGTACGCCTGGTTCCGCGCCACAGCTCCGGCGAGAGGGGTCGAACCTCTATGATGAACAGCTTAACAGGCTGTTGGCTTGCCATTAGCCCACGCCGGAATAGTGATCCGTACCAGAGTTGAACTGGTGTCTCAGGCTTGAGGGGCCTGCGTACGTACCTGACTGTACCAACGGACCGTCTCCCCCTGCAAGCATCACCGGCAAAGCGGGAGAGGCCGACAGGGGGTTACGTGACCTCACAGAGAGTTGAACTCTGGTCTGGAGCTTGAAAGACTCCCGTGCTTACCGCTGCACCATGAGGCCGTTAAGAGAATCAATCGTTGTGCACAAGATCGTGCCCACGAACGCTAGCGCCAAGATCACACACATGAACACGAGCGACACGATGTTGAACTGTACCGTCGCCAGCAACGGGATTGCCAGTAGCCACGCGGTACGGTACACCCACGTCTCGATGCGTTGCAAGCGTTCAATCATGTGGCCCCTTTGTTACCGCGGAAAGTCTCAGAGTCGGACTGAATGGCTTGCACCACCAACGCGCCATTTGGGTCTGGCGATGCTGCTGACACCTTAGCCGCTCGTAACCGGCAAACGGCAGGACGTCCGCAGCGCCACCACCGTCTCGTATGGTCCAGCAGTTTTCTCCAATCGGCTCACACCTCCTCCGATCAGACAAGCACCCAAATGGCACGAAACCAGGCGCATGGCTGGTCTGCAAAACCGGCCCCGTGGGTTCGATTCCCGCTCGTGCCTCCAAGCGGAAAGACTCGGAGTCGAACCGAATGCCCTTACGAACACCAACGCGCTTCCAACGCGTGCCCATCACCGTCAGGGTTGACTTTCCTTGGTGCAACGCCTACACGCGCAGTGCACAGCGCTACCTCCACCCCACCCTCGGCGTTGCAGCGGATAGCGGAGCATCGAAGCCCATGGCGTTAACCACGTTTCGCTTTCAAGGCGAACCCGAGTAGCCCTCTCGGTTCACTATCCTTGGTTGCCAGGGCAGTTAACGTCAGCCCTGGCATTGACGGCCCGTCGGTACGTTCCACTCGTGCTAGAGATTTAGGCGAGGCACGAGACTCGCAGCGGTTGGCGGAAGGTACGATCTCCAAGCCCGTTAAAGCTCGCGGTGATTTCGAATCACTCCTGGCAACCCTGACCAGTTCACCAACCGCGGAATGCGCAGCACTCGAAGCTGACCCCGTAAAGGGCGCACCGCTTAGCAGGCGGGCTGAGTTCCCTGTCTCATTCACATTCCAAAGCATCGCTAGCAGGAGTCGAACCTGCATCTCGGGTTTAGGAAACCGGCGCCTTCTCCGTTTGACCATAGCGACATGGAGGACGGGACTGGCCAACGCATCTCGATGCTGTCCCGTCCAGAGCCTATGCAGAGAGTTGAACTCTGGTCCCTTGCTTACCGAGCAAGTGCTACTTCCGCTGAGCTACACAGGCATGGTACCCCTGACACGATTCGAACGCGCACTCTTCTGGTCCGTAGCCAGACGCTCTTATTCCATTGAGCTACAGGGGCATGGCGACACGTACGGGACTTGAACCCGTGACCTTCGGCTTGACGGGCCGACGCTACCTCCATCTGAGCTAACGTGTCATCGTCGGGTAGACGTGAGTCGAACACGCCGTTTCCGCGTCCCGAACGCGGCGCCCCACCCCGAGGCTTCTACCCGTTGGCACCATCCCCTGGGTTCGAACCAGGCTTCTTCTGCTCCAGAGGCAGACGTGTTGCCAGCTACACCAGGATGGTATGGGTCGGATACCTGGGGGTCGAACCCAGCAATTTCCTGCTCCCAAAGCAGGCGCCCCGCCCCGAGGCCTGTATCCGTTGGTGCGTCTATTCGGCTTCGATCCGAAATCTCGACTTTAAGAGAGTCGCCGGTTACCAGTTACCTACATAGACGCATGGTGCGGACGGAGAGACTCGAACTCTCAACGAGCAAAGCTCACCAGGGCCTAAACCTGGCGCGTAACCATCTTTCGCCACGTCCGCGTGGTGGAGGCAAGTACGACAAGATTAATCACGTCCTGTCGTACCTGCCCCCGTGGAGCAAGCGGGAATCGAACCCGCTACAGAGACTTTGCAGGAGTCTCCCGCTTCCTTAGCTGTTTGCCCCGAAGTCCGTCGTGATGGATTTGAACCACCGCGGGTTTCCCTCGTGTTCTACAGACACGCGCAATCGGCCACTCTGCCAACGACGGATGGACTATGTTGTCAAAGATCACATGCATTGCAGGGTCAAGCCCTGTTGCGCGGGACCGCCGAGAGTCGAACTCGATTTTCAGAGGTTTTGGAGACCTCTCCCCTATCCGTTGGGTCGTTCCCTAGATTACCACAAACCGCACGCTGGCGCAGTTTGCCAAGCATACCACGGATTACCAGTCACACGCAAGTCCCACGCGTACAACGCCAACGCCGCAGCATCCTGTACCGCGGATGACGCTTTGTTTGGCACGCCCGCGAATCCCAGTCCTCGCCACGTTGTCACGCTGAACTGGTACGCACCGCCGTACGGTTCTAACCCGCCGGACTGGTAGTCATCGCCAGACTCATGCTCCCTGATACATGCCCAATCCGCAGTCTCCGTCGATGTGGCATCCGTCATGGGATGTGATACCGAAGCGACCGGCAAGGTACGCGTACCCGTACTCGTAGTCGGTTTCGTAGTGAATGTCAACTGTGGTGCGACGGTCCTGCCCGCTGCGACGGTTGTGATAGTTGGCCGGCCAGTAACGCGCCTTGCGCCTGTCATCACCTGCACGTGTGAATGCGATGATGCGTGAACGTGGCGTACACTGTCGACACGGACAGCCCGTGAACCCGACAAAACGATCATGACCGTCAGTAGTAGCGCTCCCGCGCGGCGGTGCATTCATCGCACCCTTCTTCCACCACGGTCGTAGTCGAAGATGTCACTGATCCTAGTTGCTCGTGTGCGCGTCATGGTGTCCTCCGTAGTTTCTCGTCACACGATGTTACACGCCTTGCAGCGCTCGCGCAACGCCTTCCTCTAAGGTAACCTTTGGCTCGTAGAACGTGTTCAACTGCGTTGTGTCTGCTACACGATAGCGTGCGCCGGCTGGTTTGTCCACCTCGTAGTGAAACTCGGGGCTGTACCCGCGCGTCTCTGTGACCAGTCGCGCCAGGTCGGTGAAGCTCGTAGCGCGTCCGTTGCCGATGTTGATCGGCCCGTCAAGTCCCTGTACGACAGCAGCAAGCACCGCGTCCACGATGTCATCGACGTGAACGAAGTCACGCACTTGTGTCCCGTCGCCCCAGATCACGAACGGGTCGTGTTGCTTCCTGGCACGCTTGATGAAGCTCGGGAACGGGTAGCGCCTGGACTGATCGGTACCGTAGCCGCTGAACGGACGCACGACGGTAATCGGCAGTCCCTCGTCACGCGCGGCTGCGGCAAGGATCTCGCCAGTCAGCTTCTCCCAGCCGTACAACTCGTCAGGTGACCGTACGTCCCTGAGATCGATGTCATCCTCTTGCATGGGCCGCTTGAGCCACAACGGGTACGTGGCGCACGAGCTGAAGAACACGACGCGGTGCTGCTTCGTCTTCAGTGCCCACTGGAACATCGCGGCATCCATCTCGATATTCTCAGCATTGACGAACGGGTGCTTCTCTCGCGTGTCACGGTCAGGGATGACAGCGGCACAGTGAACGACCAGATCGAACCGTCGGTCCTCTTTGCGAAAGTACCTGCGGCAATCGAGCGGCTTACTAGCGCGCGTGTCGATGCCGAGGACATCGTAACCGTCCGCGTCAAGTGCTCTGACGAAGTGACGACCCAGGAAGCCCTCCGAGCCGGTGACCAGTGCGCGCATCACGAACCGTCCGCGTGTCGGTGTAGTAGCAACCACGGATGCGGTATGTGCATCGGGCCCGGCGCGTCCTGCACCCACGTGTGCGGCTTTATCCCGTGCTGCCACAGCGCGAACGGGAAGCTGATCTGGTCCTGTACGGTCCACCGTTCGATCTCATTCATCCACGTCAACATTGCAGCGTCGAGAAGATCGTACCGTCCGCGTGCGATGCAACCCGTGCTCCACAATCCGGCATGTTCGGGATACCCGAGACTACGGTAACGCTCGGCCTGTTCGGTGATCGGCTGACCGATGTACTTCGGCAGCGGAGCACTATCGCTCGCCTCTTTGTAGATACAGTCGTTCCACGAGTGGCGGTGTACCGCAATGGCGTCAGGGCCAAGATCAGCAAGCGCCTCGTCAACGAACGACGGGGAGATGATCTCCATGCTGCCGTCGACCCAGATCGTGTAGTCGTATGGCAACAAGGCTGACTGTTGGGGACCAAGAATCTTGGGATACTTGGCAAGCAGCCGAGGATGGGCACCAGTCAACAACGGCAGTTCCACTCGCCAATCGTCACGTGCGGCCAGCGTAGCATCGTCGGTGAAACAGATGAAGTCAACGTCGGGGATGTCTACGTGCGGCTTGAGTGTGTCATAGCCACCGAAGATGCAGGTGTAACAGGCAGTGGTCACTTGTAACTGTGAACTGTGGCGATCAATGCGCTGGCATCGAACGTCGGGAGCGTAGTCAGCTTGTCCCAACCTTCACCCTTGGCACACAGATGCGTGTTCGGACGCTCGCCTGGACGCATGGGCAGGTGCTCGATGATCGACGGAGAATGAGTGCAGTCCACGACGAATTCGGCAACGCTGTTCACTGTGCGTTCCTGTCCGCCGCCCGCGTCGAACACTTCATCGTTACCATAAGCCATGGCCTGCACAAGCACCGAGGCGATGTCTGCGGCAGAGATGAGGTCAACCGTCTGCTCGCCGTCGCCCCAAATCGGTATCGGCTCACCACGCCACGCCAGCGTCGAGAATGTCGGGATGATCTTCTGCGGATGTCCGGGGCCGTACTTCTGCCCGATGCCGAACGCGTTGTACGCGCGCACGTGCGAGACGGGGACGCCAAACGACTCGTGCCATGCGGTACACAGTGTACGCGCGCACAACTTGGTCGCCTGATACACGTTGGCCCACACGGTAGGCATCGTGATGCCGACGTATCGTGCATCGTTCAATCGGCAGTATTCAAGGACTCGCTGCGTGCCCTTCACGTTCACGTCAACCGCCGTGTCGAAGTTCTTGAACAACTCGGCGGTACCGAGCACGCCGGCCATGTGAATGACGGCATCGGCAACAGGAGTAGATGGTCCGATGTCCAATACGCTGTCGGGCTTGTCCACGACAATCGGTGTATGTCCGTCGCGCCAGAGTTGCTGTTGCACGTATGAACCGAGAAAACCATTGCCACCCGTAACGAGCACCTTCATGTGTTAGCTCCCATTATTTGTTGAGCTACGACCCCAATCACCTACACCATAGCGCCATGTATCTTCAGGAATGCACAGGAACCTAGCACCTATGCACGCAAGATGATACCATGCCGCCCAGTCTTCGCAGTTGATATTCGTACCGGCATAATGTCCGCCAGCAAAGAAACCGGCCGGACCTTCCCAGTTCGTCGGCCATCCGCCGACCTGTCTGAGCAAGCTCGTACGGACCACCGCGGCACTAGCGTCGATCCAGTTCTCGTGAGCGAACTTAGCAATCAGTTCGTCTTGGCCGATGCCGTTGCTGTTCACACGCGGACGATCGTGATTAGCGTCGTACGTGTAGATCACGTCCGCTGCGTCCAGATGTGGCAGCACTGTCGCAATGTGATGCGGTAGTAACTGGTCGTCATCGGCAAGTCGCATGGCAAACTCTGACTGTACCGCGGCCAGTATGTGATTCTGTTGCGCCGCCCCGTGTATCGGAGCGAAGATCCCCTCGGTGCAACTCTGAGCCATGATGAGATGCGCGGCGACCTCGACGGTCTGCTCGTACACAGACTTGAGCGTTTCCGCTAGCAATGCTTCGCGGCCTGGTATTGTGGCCGTCAAAACCGTTATAGACGCTCTCATGACGGGATCGGATCGTAGATGATCGGACGACTCATCATGGCATCCCATTCTCGACGCCGATCAGCCTCGCTCATGTTGGCAATGCCCAAGTAAGGGATGGTGTTCCCGGGCCACATAGTGGGATCACTCGTGCTCACGAACTTGAGCGCCTTGGCAATGTAGTGCTCGAACCCTCGGAACTTCAGCTCGCGCATGTCAAGCACGCCGTACTCTCCACCGGGCAGTAGTGACATCTCATGGTTGCCGACCGCGATCCACGCGCCAGGCTTCCAGCGAAAGGCCACCTTTGGCAACAGGTGATGATCTAGGAATCGGTGGTCCTTGTCAACGTGCTGCCATACGTTCATGTAGAGCTTGTCGTGTTCGCATTGCTTCAATGCGTTTGCAACAGTGCCGCCATTGGTAGCATACACGAACTCGTCTACGTCTGATGCGATGATCCACTCGTATCCGTCGCCAGCAGCCATCGCAGCCAGTTCACTCATCCACCTGGCTTGCATGTGGTAAGGACCGTCGTCTGTGACAATGGTGATTTGATCAGTCGCGTCACTGATGTCGTTGAGAATGTCACGCGTGCCGTCTGTTGATCCGTGGTCCATGACGTAGATGCGGTCGACGCCTTGATTCAGCGTGTGACGGAATGACATCTCAACAATATCGGCTTCGTTCCGGCACGTGTAGACGGCGGCGATCATGTGGTCCACGCCGACAAGCGGTAGGTGCCTATGTGCTCGCACATCTGCGGACCATCCCGCTTGCCCCAATATGCGAACCTATAGTCGCGAGCACGCAGCGCGTCGGTTAGTCCACACTCGTGCATCGGTAGTCCGCTTGCCAGCGCAGCATCAATAGCATCGCGTCTGAACAGCATTGGGTTGCACGAAAACACGCGGGACGGCAGTGGATGCATCTCTACCCATGCACCATATTCACACTCGTAATCGTCAAACTCGTTTGGAGCCTGTTCGATCTGCCCACCGGCCGCAATCTCTGCCGGACTCACAGGATTACGCTTAAGCACGAGTTGTGCTAGTTGAGGTTGGCTATCAAGTAGCCGGGCTATCGCCATCACGTCAACGGGTTGGTTGAAAACGAAATCGTCCTCAGTCATGAACGCGTAGTCGGCCCCCGACGCCACGACAGTCTTCAGGGCGGTCTGCATGCCAGCAGCGTTACCGCGTCGCTCAACATGATGTATGCACTCATACACGGGAAACGTATAATTTAGCCAACTTGCATAATCGGGATCGCCGCTGTCGTTGATGATGAACCTGCGGGCGAAGTCAGCGTGAACGTTCGCTTCGGCAGAGGCAATGGCGCGCTCGATATAGTCACGCCGACCGTCACAACGGAGGACGAAGACGATCATTGGAATACCGGAGCGTCTTCCAGTCGCATCTTGTTCGCACGGATCATGGTGGCTACGCCATCGCGACTAGCCACATCATCGGACGAACAATACTCCTGCGACAGCAACGGTTCGCCGTCAACTCGCAGCTCCGGCAACGTCGGCTGAATCACGTAGTAGTTACCGCGCTCAACAGTGCGCCACAGTTCCGCTGTCGCTATCAGCGTCTCGTGTATCTTCTCGCCAGGACGACCACCGATGATGCTTGTAGCAACAGGACGACCATCGATCAACACATCGGCCACGTCAGCAATACGAGCAGCAGGGAGTCGTGGAACGTACATCTCACCACGGTTGGCATTTGTCACTGCCGCAAAAACGGTATCCACTGCGTCATCCAGTGACATGAGAAACCGTGTCATCTCTGTCGATGTGATCGTGACGGGTCCACCGTGCCTGATCTGGTCGTGGAACAGTGGCAGGATGGAACCGTGCGAACCGAGGACATTGCCATATCGTACGCCGACAAACCGAGTATCACACTCAAGATTCGCCTCGATCAGCAAACGCTCTTGCACGGCCTTGGTCATGCCATACAGGTTCAATGGTTGGCACGCCTTGTCTGTCGAGATGAACGCCACTGTCTCAACCTGTAGCGGCAAGTCGCAGATGGCCCGCACGATGTTCTTGCAGCTCTCGATGTTCGTACGTACCGCCTCGAACGGAGCGTACTCGCACTGAGGGATCTGCTTCATCGCCGCACAATGGAAGACGACATCAGTGTTGCGCAGCGCACCGACGACTGCATGAAAGTCGCCTACGTCACCGAGACGAAACCGCAACCGATCATACTCAGCGAACGCCTCGCGCATGGCGTAGTGCTTGGCCTCGTCACGACTGAAGACCGTAACAGATTCAGGTGTGCCTAACTCGCCATTCAAGACACGACGCACGAGCACGCGGCCCAACGATCCCGCGCCACCAGTCACCAGTATGCGCTTACCTGCCAGCATCGAGCGCGACCCTCCATGCGTGTACGTCGCCGACTGGAATGTCATGCAGTCCCCTAATCTTTTCTCGCAGGTCTTCTAAGCGGCGTGCGTGGTGCTACCACCACAGGCCCGCACTCATGACGATGTTGGTCACCCGCTGCGAAAAGTTCAGGACTTGGTATTCATGCGGTATCTCGCCCAGTCCTGCATTGACGGCCGTGCGTACCGCGTCAAGGATGCCGTCAGGTGTGATCCCCGCCAGCACGACACCACCAGTATCTAGTGCCTCTGGACGTTCCATGGACTCGCGTGGCGTCACAGCAGGAAAGCCGAGAATGGTAGCCTCTTCGCTGATCGTACCGCTGTCGGAGATGACACAACGCGCGCACTCCTGCAATGCCACGTAGTCAAAGAATCCGAATGGTTCCATCAGTTGAACGGTTGTTGGGATACCCAACGCGTCAAGTCGCTTGCGTGTGCGCGGGTGCGTAGACGCAATGACTGGCAAACCGTATGCGTTACCAACAGCCTCGGCCCCTCGTAGCAACGACATCAGCCGATCCCGCGAATCCACGTTCTCCTCGCGATGCAGGCTGAGCACGAAGTAACCGTCAGGGTCAAGGTTCAGGTCATCCAACACGCTGGACCGTGCAATGTCGACCCTGTAGTAGTCCAACACCTCGCGCATTGGCGAGCCCGTCAGGTAGATACGGTTCGCCGGATAGCCACTCGCCAGAAGATTACGCCTAGCATGTTCGCCATAAACGCCGT